ACCCCTACCTTCCCAAAAGAGGGCGGGGGGAAAAGTCCTCTCGGTGGCAGCATGACTTATGGAGTTTAAATGGCAACTCTATCGACTTACATTACGGAAGTCAGACGATTACTCCATGATGCAAACGGAAACTTTTATACCGATTCACAATTAACGGATTACATTAATAGCTCTAGAGAAAGAGCTGTTCGTGATACGGGTTGTTTGCGCACTATTCAAATTGTGCAAACTCCTTGTAAAGTACCAAGCTCGTCTGCTTTAAATGGAGCAGTTCCCACCAATCCCGTGGCGTGGACAGCTAGTACACCAGTAGCTTTAAATGATTTTATTTTTAGTAATATTTTTATTTATCAGGTCACCCTTGCTGGTACAACAGGAACAACTGCGCCACCCTATCCGCAAAGCAACTATAATAATATTACCAATTATCCACCCTCTACCCAATTTTTAAACGGTACGGCTGGTTTGACTTATGTAGGCAATTGCGAAAACATTTACTACGCAGCAATGCCATCAGGCGACCAAACCCTTGATATTGTTAATATCAACTTATATTGGGGTAACACCCGTGTGCCATTAGATTATTTAGCTTGGTCAGACTTTAATGTACGCTTGCGTTTTTGGCAGAATTATCTTGGCAGACCATTGGCTTTTAGTAACTATGGACAAAGCAATATCTATATTGGACCAATACCCGACCAAGCCTACCAGCTAGAGATTGATACGGTTATTTTGCCAAGTCCTTTAGTGTTAGCGACTCCTGGTATTACCGATTCCATTAAAGACCCATACACTAGTTCAGTCAAATTCTATGCTGCGTATCTCGCTAAATACTATGAACAAAGTTATGGTGAAGCAGAGATTTACAAACAGGAATACATGAAACAAACCTCTGCGGTTCTTACCTCAGTATTTACCCGTAGAATTCCAACCCCTTATAGCTCACCTTATTAACCATGGCAGCAGCGGAACAGAAAAAGTCCTATGCCGTTGTTAAACAGTTTAGAGGGCTAAACACCAAAGCTAATCGCACAGCGATTGACGAAAACGAATTCAATTGGATTGAAAATGCTCAACCGATTGGGTACGCCAATATTAAAATTATTCCCAACAGCGAGATTGTTACTGATTCTAGTGGTAATGCCGTAGTTTTTTCTAATACGGTTACCCATTTAACCAATGTTAATATTGGCTTGAATGATTATGTTGTTGCTTTTATGCAAAATGGATCGGCTCAGTATTACAACATTAATACCGATACTTTTGGCAATGTGGCATCTCCTGGCACTTTTAGCTCTAGCGGTATTAATACTACCCAATGGAATAACGAGCGTATGCTCATCCTTGATCCGACTAAAGGTTACTTTAATTGGGATGGTAATAATGTTGTAACTATCGGTTCTGTTGGATTGATAGGAATTGTTAATCAAGGAACAGGCTATACCGAAGCGCCAACCGTTACGATTAGCGCTCCAAACCAAACGGGTGGAGAACAGGCTAATGCAACAGCTACTATCTCTACAGCTAATGTAGTAACTTCTGTGGCAGTTGTAAATGCGGGTACTGGCTACACTAATGCTGCTAATTTAACGGTCACTTTTAGCGGTAACGGAGGTGGTACGGGTGCTAATGCCGTAGCCCAATTATTTAACTTTCAAACAGGCACGCTCTCTTTGGTGGTTATTAACGAAGGATCGGGCTACACCAACGCAGCCAATACCATTGTCACGATTTCAGGCGGTGGGGGTGCGGGAGCTACAGCCGTACCGATTGTCCTAGGTAATGTTGTCACTCAGGTCATTATGACCAACCAAGGATCGGGCTACACCAATGCTGCCAATGTCACGGCTACTGTGTCTGGAGGTGGGGGTAATGGCGCTGTCTTGCAAGCCATTGTCAATTCTGAGCCGAATGTGGGCATAGCAAGCTTCTCAGGGCGTGTTTGGATTGCGGCTGGTCGTTCAGTCTATTACAGCGCTGCGGGGTCGTATAGCGACTTTACGAGCGTTTCTGCGGGATCGGTAACCCTGACGGATTCTACGCTGCATGGCAACATTATTCAGTTACTAAGCGCTAACAACTTTTTGTACATTTTTGGTGATAACTCCATTAATGTGTTTTCGGATGTACGGGTTACCTCATCTGGACTTACTTTGTTTACCAATACCAATGTGAGCGCATCGGTGGGTTCAGAGCTAAAAAATGCTATATTCCCGTACTTCCGATCTGTTTTATTTATGAATGACTATGGGGTGTACGCCCTAGTCGGATCAACCACCTCTAAATTATCTGATCCTCTAGATGGGGTTTTCCCTAATATTGACTTTGCAAACCCCGTTTACGCTGGTCAGGTTTTGTTAAACAACATCCTTTGCGCAGTCTTTAATTTCAGATATTTTGATGCAGTATTTACCAATAGCTATCGGTTTATCCAAGCTGTTTTCTTTGAAAAGAAATGGTTTATATCTAGCCAAGGTAACAATATTAAGTACATCACTTCTGTGCCAGAGGAAGGGCAGATTTTGGTGTATGGCACTTCAGGCAATAACCTATACCGTTTGTATGCCGATAACACCAGTTTAATTACAAGCCGTGTAAGAACTGCCTTAATGCCAATGACCGATCCAATTCGGACTAAGCAAGCCCTTAAAATTGGTATTGAAGCGACTGCGCCCGCCAATGGCACGATTACTATGTCTGCTACGGTGGACAATGAAAATCGTTCTAGTACGCCTTATACCTTGACTTCTGTAATTAATTGGCAAAACAATAGCTTGCAAATTATTCCTTGGAGCAATAGCTCTGGTACAACAATTGGTTGGGGTACAACGGGGTATTCTTTATATAAAACTGATGCTCAACAGTATGGTAAATACTTAGGAATTACAGTAACATCTACTAACCCAGGGTTTGTAATCAATGGCTTTGAGTTTGAGCATGAACTAAGAGTGAGGTTCTAGTGACAAAACCAGTATCCGCAGTTCCAAATGTATTCCAAAATGCTACAACTACCTTACCGTTGTCGCAGTTGGATAGCAATTTCACCACAATTACAAACGAACTTAACGATTTAAACAATTACAGCAATTTTAGCCTTGATACTGGCACAGCCAACGCTATTGTTTGCAACTTTCCAGCGGGTATTACGACTACTACAATTGCTACGGGTTGCCAAGTTAGCTTTGAAGCAGCTAACGCTAACACGGGTGCTACCACTTTATTGGTTCAAGTCAATTCCGTTACCATTTTGGCTGCTACTGCTGTCAAAAATGAGGATGGATCAGCTTTATCGGGTGCTGAATTTAGGCTTGGCGGTATTTATACGGTAGTGTATGACGGTACTTATTGGGTTTTAGCGGGTGGTGGCGGTGGTGGCGGTGCTGAAGCTGGTGGTGCGATCTATGAAAACACTAAGTCTATCAATGCAAACTACACCATTACCACAAATAAAAATGGTTTTAGCGTAGGACCGATCACCGTGGCAAGTGGAGTTACGCTTACCGTGCCGTCTGGCTCACGCTATGTAATTATGTAAAGGACAATATATGAGCATTGTTTTAGTAGGTTCAACTTCAGGTAGCGTTACATTACAAGAACCAGCCGTTGCTGGTACTACTACGCTAAATTTGCCAGCCGCATCAGGTACTGTAATGGTTAGCGGTAATCAACCAGCGTTTAGAGCAACTTTAAGCACTCAATCGATAACTGCTGATACCAATACTAAGATGGCGTTTAACACCGAAGATTTTGATACTGCTTCTTGTTATAACAATACAGGTTCTACTGTTGGCAGTATTCCTGCGTATTCTTTTTTGCCTAATGTGGCTGGATATTATCAAGTAAGCATAAATTGTTTTTGGTTGTCTTACACAGCAGGGGTCAATCAAGCACTTGCTTTAAATATAAATGACAATGGTGCTACGGAACTTTTCAGAATTAATTTGCCAAGTGGCAATTCTGGCGGTTCAAGGCTTATATATTTAAACGGAACAACAGATTACATTAACGCTTATTGGTATTCAACAAACGGAAGTTCCACATTAGTCGGAAATAACGGTGCGTTCTTTTCAAACTTTTCAGCAGTATTAGTGAGGGCGGCATGACATTATCTGAAAAAATTAAATCTATTTACCCTACTTTAACAAGTGAGGATTTTGACCCTGCTTTCGGTACTATTCTTGTGCAAGATAACAGCGATGGTAATGGTGCTTATATTGCTAAATGGGAACATGCTACCCTACCCCGCCCAACAGATGAGGAGTTAGCATAATGGCATCAATTATTACAGCCACAACCACAAGTGGTTTAACTCAATCTGCTGACAATAGCGGTGTATTACAGTTAGCATCGGGTACTGGTAACTTAGTTACTGTTCCATCGGTAACAGGCACAGCAATGGTTAGCGGTAATATGCCAGCGTTTAGTGCTTATAAATCAACAGACCAAACAGTTACTTCTGGTGTTTTGACAAAAGTAACTTTTGATACAGAAGTTTTTGATACAAATAATAACTTTGCATCGTCTACATTTACACCGACTGTAGCTGGTTATTATCAAGTAAACGCTACTATAGCCGTTCAATCAACCACAACATTAACAATCATAGCTGGAAATCTTTACAAAAATGGTGTTTTGTATAGGTATGGTGTTTTAGGAATTGGGATTAATGGAAACACTAGAGCAAATCTTTCTGATTTAGTTTATATGAACGGCACTACAGATTATTTAGAAATTTATGCAAGGGGTGATGGAGCAACAGTATCGTTTGTTGGTAGTGCTGATGTTTTTTCTTTTTCTGCTTGTTTAGTGAGGGCGGCATAATGACACTTCCTGAAAAAATCATGGCTTTATATCCTAGCCTTACAACTGAAGATTTCCTAACTGTAATCACACTACAAAACGATTCAGACGGCAAGGGCGATTACATTGCTAAGTGGGAACACCCAACCTTGCCAAGACCAACAGATGAGGAGTTAGCATAATGGCTATTGTACTTGACGGCACAAACGGAGTTACAACTAATTCGGGTACTCTTATATCAGCTTCAACTATTGGAGTTGGCGGTGCTACCCCATCTACTAGTGGTTCAGGTATTACATTTCCAGCAACCCAATCCGCTTCATCTAATGCAAACACACTAGATGATTATGAGGAAGGTACATTTACACCTACTCTAGCATCAGGATTTTCTACTGCTCCTACAAGCTATACGTCTCAAGCTGGTCGTTACATGAAAGTAGGTCGTTCCGTTTTTGTTGAAATTGAAATAACTCCCGTTGGAGCAGTTTCGAATGCAAGTCAGGTACAAGTTGGGGGACTTCCATTTACCATAGCTGGAGGACCTCCATTTTCTGGAGCTACCCTAGTTTTTCAAACAAGCTTTGACACAAATGCCTTAGACAGTTTTGTCTTTCAAACAGGAACAACAACCATACAGTTTTATACATCTGGTGGTGCAGCAAGAGATGGAAACGCTGCTGGCGTCAATATTAACCAAAGATTAATAATGTCAGGCTGGTACACAGTATCTTAACTAGACCAGATTAGTCTAGTCGGATTTTTAACAGGAGAATTAAAATGGCATTAACTAAAGAAACAGTTGTGGATCAGATTACAGTAACCGAGAACGGCACAGTCTTGTACCGTGAAGCTACACGCATTATGGAAGATGGCAAGCAACTGAGCCAGACATACCACCGCACTAGCCTTACGCCAGCCCAAGACTTAACAGGTCAGCCAGCCAATGTCGTTGCTATCTGCAATGCCGCATGGACACCCGAAGTTAAAGCCGCATACGAAACATTTAAGACTGAACAAGCTAAACAATTAGGATCTTGAAATGGGAATCAATGCCTTTACCAAGACTGGCAACACAGTAACTTTCTTGGCTGCTACTTCAGCGCCAACTCCAGTTCAATGCCTTTCTACCACCCTTGGCGGTAACCAATATCGGGTAATTAATTCTGGTACAGGCATTGTATTTTTAGGCTATGGCACTACTGCTGCTGAAGCTACGGCTGCTGCCGCCAATGTGACTAGCTCACAATCGTCTTTCCCATTATTACCAAGTACAGATGAGATTTTGACCTTTGTACCCAATGCGTACTTTACTGGTGTCATTCTTTCAGGTACAGCAAGAGTTTATATAACGCCTGGCGATGGAGTGTAAAACATGGTTCTCAAGGTTGCTGGTGGAGGTGGTGGCGGTGTAGCTGGCGGGGTGATCTATAGTGGCACATGGGATGCTGCCACTAATAATCCTACGCTCACCTCTGGCGTTGGCACAAAGGGAGAATACTATGTTGTATCCGTTGCTGGATCAACAAACCTAGACGGAATAACCGATTGGCAAATCGGTGACTGGGCGATCTTTAATGGCATAGTCTGGCAAAAGGTCGATAACTCTGAAGTAGCGTATGTCAGCAATGTAGCTACAGGCACAGGATTAACTGGTGGTCCAATTACCAGTACAGGCACTATCTCAATTGCCAATACAACCGTTACGGCTGCCACTTACGGCAATTCTAGCCAAGTCGCTCAAGTCACCGTTAATGCTCAAGGTCAGCTTACTGGCGCTTCCAATGTCGGTATTGCCATTGCTGTAGCCAATGTATCTGGAGCAGTACCTAATACTATTAATGTGCTTGCTGGCACAGGATTATCAGGCGGTGGCGCACTTACAGCCAATGTCACGCTTGCTCTTGCAAACACTACAGTATCAGCGGGGAACTATGGTTCAGCTACTCAAGTCGGTACATTTACTGTTGGTGGTGATGGTCGCCTTACTGGTGCTAGTAATGTCACAATATCTGGAACTTCCCCTGGAGGTAGCGCTGGTGGTGACCTTAGTGGCACTTACCCCAATCCTAGTCTTAATACTTCTGGCGTTGTAGCTGGAACTTATGGTGATTCTGGAAATGTCAGTCAGATTGCCGTAGATAGTAAGGGAAGGATTACAAGTGCATCCAATGTTGCGATTACTGGTATTAGTCCTGGTGGCTCTGCTGGCGGTGATCTTTCTGGTACTTATCCAAATCCTTCGCTTAACACTTCTGGGGTTGTTGCGGGTATCTATGGAAATGCAACAACTGTTAGTCAAGTTACGCTCGATGCAAAAGGCAGAGTAACTACGGCTGCCAATGTCAGCATTAGCCTAACCAATGCCAACCTACAAAACGCTAGTACAACTCTTGGTAACACTACCCTAACCCTTGGTAGCACTCAAACTGCCGTAGGTAACTTAACGCTGAACAACACTACCATTACTAGCGGTAACGCCAATGTAACGCAAGTAACTGCTATGAATGGCTTATTTTACAACTCCAATGTCGTTAGCTCCAACGCTACTGTTGGTTCTGGCTATAACGCCATGTCTACTGGCAATGTCACAGTAGCCAATGGTGTAGTGGTTACCGTTTCTTCTGGATCACGATGGGTAATTATTTAATGGAAACTACACAACTTTTAATTGACGAAACACAGGCAAAGCTCAATACCCATGAAGCGGTCTGTGAGATTCGTTATGACAGTATTTGTGCCAGATTAAAGCGGATTGAGCAGATTTTGATTGGCTCGGCAGCTTTTATTGTGGCTTCTTTGGCTGCTATTGCCTTAAAGATCAACTAATGAATTTTGAAACACTCTCTACCGTTAAATTTGGGGATGTTGATTCCCTAGGAGAGTTCCTTTTTGAGAACGGTACGCAACATAAGCTGTTTCAAGAAACCTTTATGGACTTAGGTATCTCTGTACCCATTTATCCAATTACCGATGCTAGCGTGGACAACCTAGATGACTGGTTATTGGCTCACCAGGTCGAGCATCAAGCGTTTTCAACCCTTTTAGGGCTTAATAACCCCTTTAATATGCTCGATGTGGACTTCAATAACGAGGAAGATTTCTACGATTGGATCGCTTCACACCTCTATATTCATCAACAAATTGCTGCTGGACTTGGACTATAAACTATGGCTACGAAACCACTCTCCCCCTCCCCAGAAAAAATGGAAAATGACGCACCGCAACAAGTTGATACGGATGTCATGGATTTAATTAAACGCAAAGAATCTCCAGAGCAATCTCCTGAGGTCTTAAAAGCAAAGAACGACTTACGCAGAATTATTAAGCAAGTAGGTATTGATCCAATGCGCATTGTGATGGCTGGTAAATATGCTGAAGAAGCCTTAACTAACCCATCTATGTACCCTGTTGCTATTGAGGTCGCAATTAGAGAAAATCTTATATCAGAAAGTGACATACAACCAGGTGGGATTAATTACAACCTATTAGCTGCTGGTATTACGGCTGGTAAGTTAACACAAGAGTTATTAGATGAAGGAGCGCTCTAATGGGTCAAGCTACACCAGTCATTATTACCGTAGTAGCGGTAGTTGCTACAATTTATGCTGGACCAGTTGTGGGAAATGCAATTTTAGGTCAAATGGGCGTTGTTGGAGCTAGTGCAGCTACCACGGCTGCTGTTGGTGCTGCTGCTATTGGCGGTGCTACTAGCGCTGTTAATACTGCCATAGCGGGCGGCAATGTAGAAGATGTCTTAAAAGCGGGTGCAATTGGCGCTGCTACAAGCGCTGCTGGAAGTGTTGCTGGCGCACAACTACCACCTGGCACAAGCGCTGCTGCTAGAGGTGCTGTACAAGGCGCTGCTTCAGGTGCAGCGGGAGCATCTTTGCGTGGTCAAGATGTTGGGCGTGGCGCACTCATAGGGGGTGTTTCTGGCGGTGTAGCTGGAGGTGTAACAAGTGGTCTTACCGATACCAGCATTGGCGATGTCGAAGCCCAAGAAGGTGGATTCTATGGAGAAGAAGGCGTTGCTGGCACAAGCACAGGACTTAGCCCAGAATTAGCCCGTTTTATTGGTAGCGCTGCTGGTACTACAGCAGCCCAATTAACAGCGCAAAACTTAGCACCATCCCCAACAAGCAGACAAGCTCAACCACCATCAGGTCAAGTGTCAACTCCACCACCAACGGGGGATGCAACTACAACAGGGCAACCCGCACCAGGATCATCAGCATTAGCCCAAGCGCTAAGAGCTGGCTCTCCCGTAATCGGTGGTGGTGGAGAACAAACTACTGGTCGCCCAGTTTGGAATATTGCTTCATTGCGTGTTAAAGACGAAACAGGGAGTTAATCATGGCTAAACTTTTAATGAAATCTCTGAGTGCTGATTTACCAGCATTAGCAGAGTTAATCCGTTCTCAAGGTCGTGGAAGGGATACGGTTTTAGCCCACATTACCCCTCAAGAAGCAGCCCTTTTAAAGAAGCGTGGTGGTTCAGGATCAATGAATCCGTCAACGGGATTACCTGAGTTTCAAGAAGATTACAGCTATGACATTGGCTTTGGTGAAGGTGTTTATAACCCGCCTGTAGAAGCAGCCGACATTCAGGGAGCAGACTTTACTCCTCAACAAGTGCAAGATTATGGCTATACCACGCCCATGGACTATTATTCTGGTGGCGCTGGTGGCGGTGGATTTGAACCAGCTCCAGGAGTGGCACAAGACATTTTTCAAATTCAACAACCCGCATACGGCGGTGATGCCGAAGCGCAAGAAGGCGGGTTTTACGGTGGTCGGACACCAACTGCTGCCGAGTTTGCAAGAACACAACCTGGTTTTCAAGAAGCGGTAGCTCCATCTCGGAGTGTCATGGATCGCTTGGGAATCACAGAAAAAGATGCTGCCCGCCTTGGTCTAGGAGCATTGTTGACTGGTGGTTTAACAGCTCAAAACCTATCCAGAACTAGACAAGCCCAACAACAGGCAGAAGCATCTAGAGAAGAATTAGCTCGTCTTGGCAGACCATATCAAGAAACTGGCGCTCAATTACGGGGTGCTGCTGAACGGGGTGAGTTAACCCCAGTCAATCGTCAGATATTAAATGCTGCTAGAGCGCAACTTCAACAAGGTGTTGCAACCCGTGGTGGTGTTGGCGCAGCTCAAGCTCAAAACCAAATAGCCGATTTAACTCAGCGTTTAATTCAAAACCAATTTGACCTTGGATTACGGATTAGCAATATTGGAGATCAATACATTCAAGGTGCTATTCGTACTGGCTTGCAAGCAGATCAAGCTATTAACTCTGCAAATTCACAGTTCTATAGCCAATTGGCACAGATGGCTGCTCCGTTTATTCTTGGTCAAGCACCCGTTTACCAAGTAACCACACCAGGTAGGAGAGGGTAATGGCAGAAATCGACATCGGTTTTGGTCCTGGAAAGTTTAATCCAGACTTAAATACTCAGATGGGTGGTGTTGATCCATTGCTTCAAAAAGCATCAAGGATCAAATCTCCAGAAGAAGGTATTGGCGTAGCCGTTGAATTAGCTGGAGAAGAAAGGCGCTTGGGAGAACGGGAAACCGCTGCTAGGATTAAAAAAGAAAAGGCAATGCCTGAGATTGAAGCTGCGTTTAAAGCTGAAGAAGGTCGTTTAGTCAAAGAAGCCAGAACCCGTGAACAAGATGTAATGGCTGAAGCAGAGCAAGCCATGAGCCAGTTCACCGTTAGCAAGGAAACCCTTGGTGGTATGGCTACTTTAGCCAGCGTTATTGGTGTTTTAGGATCTTTAGCTGGTAATACGGGTGGCAGACAAGCTGGTTTAGGTGCTATTAAGTCCATGACTGGCATGATGTCTGGATACCAAAAAGGTCGTGCCGATGAGTTTAGGCGGGATCAAATTGAGTTTGATAAGCAGTACAAGATTATGACTGGCAAACTAGACCGTGCTAGCAAAGAGTTTGACCGTGCTATTGCAATGATGCCGTACAACATGGCTGAAGCTCAAAAGATTAAAAATATTGCTCTTGCCGAGCTAAATAGCGACATTATTAGCGCTGTCGATGCTAAACAAGGAATTACCAGAGCTAACTCAATCCTTAAACAAGCCGTTGATGTAGCTAGCAAGAACGCTGATCGTGCTAATCAGCTTAATATTGCTACATTAAAAGCAACTGGTAAACCATTGAAAGGTAAAGATTTAACGGATGTAATTGGTTTAGATTCTTTATCGGTTGGATTGAAAAAACTAGAGCAAACCTTTAAGCCTGAATATGCTGCGCTTGGAATACTTGGTTTTGGTGCTGACATAGAGTTTGAAGCAAAACGCAGATTTGGTGGCGAAGAAGCTGAGAAAGCTATTCGCTGGTGGTCGGAATATAACCGTTTACAAGCACCTAACCGCCATGCCTTATTTGGTGCAACGCTTACTGGTAACGAGCTTAAAAACTACCAAGAGTTTACAGCTAAGAAATCAGACAACCCCAATGTGGTTCTTAACCAAGTTAAAGATCAACTTAACTACACCGATGCTTTGTCTAGACAGCGTAAAAGAGCCTATGAATCTGCTGGATACACCGTTCCTAAAATGGATGAAGCGCCTGATTTTGGCACTACTTATGGTCAGCCAACACAGCCTACAACTCCTGGAAGCACAATGCCTGAAGCTAGTGGCGCTACTCCAGCAGCTCCTAAACCACAAAAATACACCGTTGGACAGCAAATTACTGGGCGTGATGGTAAAAAATATAAAGTAACCAGACTTGATCCTAACAATCCTGATGACCCAGATGTTGAGGAGATACGATGAAATTATCGGAAGTCAGCGCAGAGCCAAAACCGCTAAAGCTATCAGAGGTATCTGGGAAAGCTCCAGAGCAAGAAACCATCTATTCGCCTGAAGAAATTAGACCGCAAGAGGGTGAGGTTAGAGAACCAGGGTTTACTTTGCGACCAAGAAAGATTGCTGAAGCTGCCTTACTTTCCACAAAACAGCAGTTCCCAATGATGGAGAAAGGGTTTGCTATTACTCCAACACAGGCTTATATGGGCATGGTAACCAGCCCTCGTCAATTAGGTAAGCGTATTGCTGGAGCAGAGCGTGAAGAACAAAAGATTGAAAGCCAGCTTGAGAAAATACCGCCTTCGGAGCGTTATACAGGCATGGTACTTGCGCCATTCGGTGAAGCTGCTGTTGCTAAAGGTGCGCAGATGGCTGTCAAAGGTGTAGGAGCTTTAGGAAAGACTTTAGGCATTGACAAGTTTTCTATCATTCCAGAATCTTTTAAATTAGGCGCTAAAGCTAGAGAACAAACCGCTGATTTACAAAGACGATTAACAGAACAGGCTGGAACTGAAGCTGGTGCTGCCAGTCAAAAAGCTACTTTAGCTGAACAAAGGGCTGGTGCAGCCGAAACTACCGCACAGCGCCAAGCTAGAGAAACTGAATTGGCAGCTAGAAATTTACCTGGTATGCGTGTAGCTCAAGAAGCTGGTCGATTCAAACCTATTGCACAGACTACTCAAGAGATTGGTGATGAGATCCGTGGATCTACTACCCGTGTCTTAGACACCTTAAAAGCTAGACGGGAAGCCAATGCTCAAACTTTAAAACAAGATGCTTTTGGCAATGCGTTCCAGCGTGAAGCAGCGGGAGAAACTGTACAGTCCACTAAGGCTTACAACGATGCTTTGCAAGAAATTGATGCAATGATTAAAAACCCAGTTACGGGTTTAACTAATGCTCCAGTCGATGAGGTTGCTAATCAGCTAAGAAAAGTTCGTGGCTTCTTAGATCGCACCGTTGTTAATGAAGCTGGTGAAGTGGTAAGCAGACCAGCAGCCAGCTTTGAAGGATTGGAAACAGCAAGACGATTCTTAAATGACCGTGCTTTAGGCTTACCAGCAGAAGGATACGATGCAATTGGTCAGCAAATGGCTGGTCAACTAGCAAAGCGCATTGAATCTATTATGAAAGAGTTTTCTCCTGGCATTGAGAAGTTTTTAACTCAATACAAGAAGGATTCTGAGCCATTACGGGTATTTCAAAGCAAGGTAGGAAAGGTGCTTACTGGAGAACAGTTACCCACTCCAGGCACAAACTTCTTTAATTACGCTGCTAAAGACCTTCCAGGCGCAGTATTTAAGTCCAGAGAAAACTACGATGCCCTAGTCGGTGCTTTAGGCAATAACCGCCAATTGGCAGAATCCCAAGCAAAACGGTTTTTTGCAGCGCAACTAGAAAGTAAAGGATCAGCTAAAGAGGTTGAGAACTTTATCCGTCAAAATCGTGCCATGCTCAAGGAAACCAATGCCTTGGCAGATGCAGAGCGCTATGCCGTTAATCTGAGAACTGCTGAAAAGCGTGGTACGGCAGCAACACAAATAGCTAAAACAGAGGTTAGAACTGCTGAAGAACAAAGGCGTTTAGCGGATACCTTCAGAACTTTTGAATCCAATCTAACGGTTGCTAAGAATCCAGATCAGATTATCTCTTTAGGCAAGTCTTTATCTGAGAGCTTCCTCAATAACAAGATTATTGACCAACAAGCATATCGTGCATTTAGGACTGAGATCGATACGATTGCTAAGACCATTAAAGATGCAGAGCAAGCTAAAGGCGCACTTCTAAGAGCTGCCTACAAATGGGGTGGCTATGGCGCTGCTGGTACTGGTTTGGCGTATGGCGTAGGCAAGGTGATTGACTAATGGCTAAGAAACAAAAGGGCTTAAACCCAGAGCTTGAAACAGCCATTGAAAAGCTATTGACAGATGTTATGGCTGATCCAGAAGCATCCTTAACCGACAAGTGCAAGGTGCTAGACCGTGCTATTAATGTGGAAAAGCTGAAACAAAAGATTTCTGACGATGAATGGGGTAGTGGGTTTATTGCAACAGATGATGAGGAAGGTTAAACTATGAACTTGTTTAATCATTCAGGGGATAATTATGGAAGCAGTCGCATTAATACGCCTAGCATTAAAGGTCATCTCAGACCGCTTGATGGTGATTTTGGCTTTAGCTTTAACCTTCAGCCTAGCGTGCTGGACAATGTACGAACCAA